TCCAATCGTCTAGAACAAATTAGAAATGTCCTAACGACAATTGATTCCGTATGGGCACCATATCTCGTCGGACTTAAGACAGTAGAAGATAGTCAGAAGATGTTAGCCAAACAATTGGATGTACTCTTTGACCAACTCAGTTCACTCCAAGACTTTCAAGTAGAATTGGAAGAAGTCCCAACAGATGAACAAATTGATGTGGCAATGGAAACCGATGATGTGATTGATATGTCTGAGGATACAGACGAATGATACATGATATTATTCCAGAAGAATATATTCCAGAAGATAGTGTAGAAAGTATTGAACGATTTAAGACTGCTATCAATGGACTGACCAGACAAATCCTAAAGTCTAGACCAAAGTTAAGTGGGAGTGAATGGGCAAACCTACACTTTCAATTATCGGCAGAGAATAGTGCTGAACCTGGTAAATATCGTTGGGAACGCATGCCGTGGCAAAAGGAAATGTTAGATATTGCATGTGGCGAAGAATATAAAGATATTGTCTTTATGACTTCTGCCCGTGTTGGGAAAACGGTGACGATGATGGCAACGAATGGATACTTTATGCATCAGTCTCCTTCTCCTATCTTGTGGTTATTACCAACAGAGACTATTGCGAAACAGTTTAGTAATAATGATATTGACCCAATGTTACGCGATGTACCTGCCTTACGAGAATTGGTCAAAGAGAAGTTCACCAGACGTGTATTGTTTGCCGATGAAATAGACAGATATCCTGAGAGTGCTGGTAAAGATGGTGATGTGATTGACCTTGCCTCTATTCGTACTACGACATTCCAACATAAGGCAAAACGCATTTATGCATCTACACCAACAGTTACCGACTTCTCTGCAATAGAAAAGAAATTTAAGGAATCTGACCAACGACATTACTATGTTCCATGTCCAAGTTGTGGTCATAAACAAACACTACAATGGGAACAACTCAGTTATAAAGAAAACCCAACCAATCCAAAGTATATCTGTCGTTCATGTTCATATGGTATGACCGAAAGTGAGAAATACCAAATGGTATTAGGTGGAGAATGGGTCAGACACAATGCCGATAGTAAAGTCGCAGGATTCTTCTTGAATGCATTGTATTCGGTCAATATGACTTGGGCAGAGTTGGTCGCAGAATGGACCAGTATTGGAAAGAACAGACATAAGTTACAAGTCTTTATGAATTCCAGATTGGCAAAGTCATTCCAGTTAATAGAAGAATATATTGGTGCGAATAAGTTAGGTGAACGATTGGAGATATACAACGCAGAAGTCCCTACCAAGACAGAACAATGTAATGGAGTAGGTGTTTTAACTTGTGGAGTTGACATACAACAAAATCGTATTGAAGCATATGTCTGGGGGTTCGGTAAATCAGACGAATGTTACCTGATTGATTTTAGACTATTTGAAGGGGATACCCAAAAGAATAATGTATTTGAACAGTTAAGTCATTTCTTATTAAATGAACGATACCAGACACTATCTGGGGCAAAGATTGGTATTCGTGCAATTGCAATTGACTCTGGGTACAATGCGAATAGAGTCGCACGATATGTTCGTGACTTAAAGACATTAGACCATGCCAATAGAACCATTATGGCAGTCAAAGGTGATGCGAATTATACATCGGGGATATTGGAACGACAAGCAAAGTTCTATAAAGAAAGTGGTCAAACCTATTTCCGTGTTGGTGTCAATCCTGCGAAAGACCATATCGCACAATTGTTCAACAATCCAGACGCTGGTGAAAACTATGTTCACTTACCAGTTGCATATCCTAAACGATTAGACCAAGAACGATTCTTAGATAAAGAAACCTTGTATCAATTCACAGGTGAGAAGAAAGTATACGAATACAAAGGAGCACGACGAATCGGTAGTTGGAAAGCAATGCGTGACCGAGTGGAAGCACTAGACTGTTTCGTATACGCATATGCCGCATTGATGGCATTGGGTCCAGAAGTCTTTCGTAAGTTAGATGAATTGGCTACAAAGGTTTCACTCTTGACACCAGACCCAGAAGATGTTAAGGTTAAAGAAGGAACTCCAGAACAACCACAAGCAGCACAATTCAGACCTGGTGTACGATTACACAATTCAAAGAATACTGGATTTAGTGTGTTCCGACGATATTAATTGTTTCCGTTCATTTTTTCTTAATTTTTATCAATTATTCTCTATTTATATAAGAACCTTCTAGGGAAAACTATGGCAATTGAATCTTTTTATGCTGGTGATAGTGTCAATTTCACCGTAACCTATAGTGATTATTTAAGTTCAGACTATACTAGTTCTGTTCTCTATATTAATGGCCCATCCCTACTTTCTATTACTGGGGTCGCATCAACACCAACAAACAACCCAGATGACCACATAGACAATGCATATCTCTTCTCACTTGCTCCAAGTGGAAGTGCATATCTCAAAGCTGGTGTCTACAATTATTCTGTTCGTGTATCTAGTGGGTCTGTATCGTATACCGCAGAAGTCGGTACATTGAATGTATATCAAAATCCAGCCACCGCAGTATCTAAAGAAGCTATCTGTGTTCGTATGTTAGACCTTATTGAGAAGGCATTACTCAATCAATTGTCAACAGGTGAAGCAGCAGAAAGTATCAGTATTGCAGGTCGTTCCATTTCTATGATGAATCGTCGTGAACTTCTCATTGAACGAGCATTCTGGAATAAGGAAAAGCAAATGTTAATCAATGCAAAGAATGGATATTCTGGTATTAAACAAATTGAGGTGATTGTATGAGTAGATTTACCGATTTTCTCTTTGGTAGAAAAGCAGTAGCCAAGTCTACTCCAATCGTCAACCAAAGTAAGACCAACTTACAAAAAGCACATCTCCCAGCACCATCATTACATTTCGCATATAGTCGTGGTGTCTATGCTTCGGTCAACAAAGACCTTTTAAATACATTAGAACGCACCCGTGACCTTTCTCGTTATCTTGTAGGGATTGACCCATTCCTTCAACGATACCAAGAAGTCATTTCTGTATTTGTCGTTGGTCAAGATGGATTAAAGATTGAACCAGTCATTACCAATAGTAATGGTAAACTCGCAGAACGCACCAATGCACAAATTCGTCGTGCATGGAATGATTGGTCAGAAGAAGCAACCTACGATACCTTATCATCATTCAACGAAGTAGAACAATTACTCGTTCGTACATTAGCACGCGATGGTGAAGGTCTTGTTCGCATGATTACTGGTAAGTCAGTAAACAAGTACGGGTTTGCATTACAAGTATTAGACCCAACCCTCTTGGATGTGAACTACAATACAGTATTGGATAGTAAGGGTAATCCAGAAAGTCAACGCGTTATCATTATGGGTATTGAATTTGATGGTCGTGGTCGTCCAGTTGCATACCATGTATGGAATCGTTTACCAGCAGACATCAATATGGCACCACGGGTTCGTGAACGCATTCCCGCAGAAGAAATCATTCACATCTTTGACAATAGTGTTCCAGGAGCAGTCCGTGCACTTCCGTGGACTACCGCAGTCTTGAATACTGTATCTCGTTTGAATCAATTCTTAGAAGTTCACTTACAAGCATGTTCTATTGCAGCAACGACACCATTGGTTATGACCAATAGTGAACCAGATGTGGTAGGAGCAGATGATGTGGCAGTTAGTGGATTACAAAGTCCACAATTCAAGCGACCAGAAATCAATTTGGCATATAGTCAAATTTTAGAACTAGACCATGGTAAGAGTTTACAAGCCCTTAATCTTAATTTCCCAACCCAACAGTTTGAACAAACTGTCAATGCATATCTTAAGAGTATTGCTGCTGGGTTGTTTATTTCTTATTCTACATTAAGTGCTGACATGAGCCAAGGCAATAGTGCCAATGTTCGTTTCAGTTCTTTAGTTGAACGGGAACATTTCCAACAAATTCAGCGTTGGTTAATTAAGAGTTTCCATATGGTAGTTTATAAGAAGTGGTTAGAAACCGCAATGTTATATGGTTCATTAAAGCTTCCATCAATGAATCCAGAAGATTACTATCAAGTCAACTTCCGTGGTACTAGACATTCCACGATTGACCCATCAAAAGATATGAAGGCCTATATTGAAGGTATCAATGTTGGTCTATTCACCCGTACACAAGTTTGTGCGGAATTGGGTGGTGACTTCTACGAAAATATTAAACAATTAGCAGTGGAAGAAGAATACATTCAGAAGTATGGGGTCAATGTCAGTATGGGTGACCCAAAAGCACAAGATACCGCAAATCAAGTCGCAATTGGTACAATACAAGCACCAGACGAACCAAATATCAGTCCAGATGCGGTCAGTGCACAAGAAGTCATCGCAGCTGATGAACAAGCTGGGTTGGACTAAAAAATAGTTTCTTCAGAAATTAACACTATTTATTACATATGAAGACATTACCAAAGATTAATAGTCGTTGCCATCGTAGTGTAGAAATTCGTCAACCCCAAGATACAGAAACGGGGTTGGTGATTGAATTGGCAGCAAGTAGTGATATTCCCTATCGTCGTAACTTTGGGTATGAAACATTACTCCACACAGAAGAAGCAATTGATTATAGTAGAGTAGCTGCAGGTTCTTGTCCGTTATTATACAATCATAACAATGACGAATACATTGGTATCGTAGAAAGTGTTAGATTAGATAATGGTCAATTGCGTGCAGTTGTTCGTTTAAGTAAGAACTCAGATTTTGCTCGTCAAGTATCCGCTGATATTTTGGATGGTATCCTTCGTTCAATTAGTATTGGATACGAAATCAACGAAATGGCAGAAGGTGAAGACATTGATGGAATTCCACAATACATCGCTACTCGTTGGACACTATATGAAGTATCAGTAGTAACCACACCAGCAGATTATATTAAGGCAGGAATTGGACGCAGTGAAGAACAACCAAATGAGGATACAGATATGAAGAAAAGAGATTTAGCAGCTGTAATGGAGATGCTTCCATCTCTTTCTGTTGAAGATATGACCGCATTACTTGAAGAAATCTCAGAAGCAGTAAACAATCAAGTAGAAGCTATGGGTCATTCTGAAGAAGAAATGGAAGCAGTATCCACAGAAATTGCCGAAGAAGTCATGGAAGAAGGTATGGAAGTTGAAAAGACCTATGACGAAATGGGCGATAAAGTTCCATCAAAGGAATATGATTCATACGAATCAATTGATGGTGAAGCATCACAAGAAGAAGAACAGATGTTAGAAGGAAAGGCAGGAAAGAAATCGGCTCCAAAAGCCAACTCACGCTCAAACACAGGAGATAAAATGAGCAATGTAAGCAATGGCTCCGTAGGGGCCGACAACACCGTTCGTCTTGCTGAATTAGCAGCTAAGTACGAAAAGAGTGCAGAACTTCCAACCTGGATTAAGGAAGGTCGTACTGCAGAAGAAGTCGCATTAGAAATCCTTGATTCACGCTCTAATGCAAAGAAGGCTGGTCCAGCAATCCATGTAAAGAGTTCAGACAAGCCTGAATTCGCATCAGCTGTTAAGTCTTGGTTACAAGGCAACAACAGTGAACTCGCAGAACGCGGTATTGACCAAGCCCGTGCAACTGGTCGCACTGTAACACCAGGAACACTCTACATCCCAACCGATGTAGCAATGATTCGCAGTAGTTTCAACACCCGTGCAGGAACTGCATACAGTAATACTGGTCAATATGCAGTTGGTAAGGAATTCTTGACCTTTGAAGAAGCTCTCCGTGAAGGTGCACTTCTTTCTCGCGTAGGTGGTCAAGTTCTTTCATTGAACGATGTCGCTTCAATGCCTTACTTCTCAGTTCCAACCGTAGCAACAGCTTCACTTACCGAAACTGCTTCAATCGCAGACAACGAAGTAACTGTTGGTATCAAGAACTGGACTCCAAATCGTATCGCAGCTCGCTATGTCTTCAGTAACTTGATGACCCGCTTGAACGGCACATACGACTTTGAAGCAGAACTCTACAACGACCTTCTTGCAGAATCAGTTCGTGTATTTGACGCACAATGCTGGGGTGGAAGTGGCACCAACGCAATCACTGGTCTTTCCCGTGATACCAACATCACCGCATTGAGTCTCACTGGTTCAATGGCATTGGCATCAGCAAGTGCAATGATTACCGAAGTTGCAGCACAAAATGCAAACCTCGCAAACGCACAATTCGTCGCTGACCACACTGTATACTCCCAGTTTAATTCAAACGTGATGACCTCACCAAGCTACAAACTGGTCAACCTGTCCTCACTCTTGAACTGTTCGCAGATTGTGTGGCACGCCAACCAAAGGCACTTGTACGCTGGACAAATGTAACTTACTAATCCACTGATTAGTTAATACACCAAGTAGATAAAGGGGGCGGGCGGTTATATCCGTCCGTCCCTTTTGTCTTTAAAAATAAAGTATGAAAAAATTTGTTCCGTTGGACCCATCAACAAATATTATTGATATCCTCAAGAGTATTTATAAAGGTGTGGTAAAAACACCATACCAAACCCGTAAACCCGAGATAGAACATCATGAGCAATCTTTGGAACTTTGGACTAGAAAGAATGATGAATGTAGCGGGTCAGGAATGCCGTATCGTACTAGATAACGAACCTGTCTACTTCCGTGGCATTTTGGACCAAGAAAGTCAATTAATTCAAGATGACCGCGGGGTACAATGGGTAGATAACTTATTTAGATTGACTGTTCTTCGGGATATTGCAACTCGTATTCCAAAGGATGAACAAAAGACAATACAAATTGACAATCAACAATATACAGTTCGTCATATTCTCTTAACTGGAGATGGGGAAAACTGTGAGATATATCTAACAAAGATAAATGCATTCAATAGTGAATGTGACACACCAGGTGATTACTGGATGACAGTCGGTGGAACACCCGACCTATTTCCCGTATTGATGATTTCGTTTGCAGAAGATGTAAATTTCTTAATGCCAGAAGTACGAACATCTATCCGTGATGTAGAAATCACATTGGCAGTATCGTATTGGGACAAAATCGTTGCAGCACATACGGGAACTGACCGTGGGTATAAGACACTTTCGTGTGTAATGCAAAGTTTAAGACAATGGAGTAAAAACGAGAACGCGGCAGCTCGTGTTGATGGAGACATTCAAATTATTGAAATGTCCACTATTCGTCAAACACCACGCGTAGTAAATCAAGACCAAGATGTAAACATCCTCTCTTCTCTAATCATTACTTTTAGAGTACGAGATACAAACCCTTAGTAATAGGAGAACAACATGAGTTTTAAATCCGTTATTGGATACGGCGTTCTCGCACAAAAAGAAGCAACCTATGGAACTGCAAGTGCTTTTAATACTACGACCCACGCCGTCCAAGTTAGTGAATTACCAACGCTAACCATCAATTATGTCAACGATGGTGCTCGTCCAAATTCACCATCAACTGCTGGTGCACAACCTTTCGTATCACCAACAGGCCGTTTCGCAGAAATCAACCTTGTTATGGAAGCACGAGGCAGTGGTTCTGCATATAGTTCAACATCAACCACTCCACCAGATGTTCACGCATTACTACAAGCATCTGGCTTCTCTGCATCATATTCAGGTGGAGCATGGACCTACCAACCAGAAGCAGTAGGAAATGCAGATAGTAGTGCAGCAATTAAGATGTTTGCCCGTGGTGAACAATATATTGCAGTTGGTACTATCGGTACCTTTACATTAGCAAGTGATGGTGCAAGTCCAGCACAATACACCTTTGATATGTCTGGTCTTGTTTCTGGTTCAGTCATTGACAATAGTGTAGCAAGTATCACCTACAATACAACCATTCCACCAAAGACAGAAAACATTGGATTAACCCTTGGGTCATTCAGTCCAATCGTCCGTGGATTTACTTTAACTCTTGGTCGTGAAATCAATCCAAGAGTCAATATTAACCAAACCGATGCACACGCAGGATTTGCAAGTGCTCGTCGTGATATGACATTCGTAACCACTATTGAAACACCAGAAAGTGCTTCATTTGATATCTACGAATTACAACGCAATGGAACACAATTCGCAACATCATTCACCATTGGTTCAACCACAGGTAATAGATTCACCGTATCATTACCAACTTGCCAAATCATCGGTATCAGTAATGGAGAAGATGGTGCAGTCTCAACCAGTGAATTAACAATCAAGCCATCGTCATTAAACGGGGCAAACGATATTACGATTACATACAACTAAAAATACCTTTTAACTAATTCCTATAGGAGTTTACTATGTCTGTAGAACGCTTTATTAAGGCAACAGAACCCATCAAAGTTGAATTAAATGGTACAACCTATATGGTCAAACCATTAAGTTTTAAGAATTATATCGCAATTCAACGCGAATTACGAAATAGTTTTTCTGATGGGTTATCTATTGACGAAAAAGAAAACGCATACATCGCAGCAATAGAAAAACTTGCGAGAGCATTGGAGTTACCAGTGGATGATGTCCTAAACGCTGATAATGAATTTATTACCAAACTCGTTGATGTTTTTTTGTTGCAGACGAAGTAGCAGATGAAAAGGAACCTGACCCGTTTGATGAAGCATACA